TAGCCATATCCACTCCCAACTCGCCTAGTAACTTGATGTTTTCGAGTTTGACGCTTTTGACTACATCTTTTTTCCCGTATAATATATTAATACCTGCATTATACTTTTCGCTCAGCTTTTTTATCGTTTTTTGTATGATCTGTTTTAATTTGTTAATTTTACCTTTTTCTGCCATTTTTTTTATTTTAATTTTAATTTATTTTTTAATGTTGCTAGCTGGCATATATACTCTCTCGTCACACCATATTTACGTGCTATGTCTGCATAGCTTTTAGGTGTCAAATTCTTTATTTCTTTTAGCTTTTGTTTTGCTTGTTGTATTTTCTGCTTATTTTTTTTTACTACTTGTATGTCTTTTAATATTTCTTTTACTGGATATTTTGCTTTTCTTCCTTTTTTCATAATATTTATTTAATATTAAAATGTAAATTTCCTTATTAATTCTATTTGTGTTTTTATCTGCTCTATTACCTTTTCTGATCTTTGTATTTCAAATGTTTTTATTCTACGTTTTAATGGTAAATCATCATATGTATAATTAAATCTAGTTAACATTTCAAAATCTTGCATTTCTTTCTCTATCTCTTCTTCTGCTATCCCTTTATCTATATATTCAAAATACTTTGCTTTTAATTTCTTTTGTATTAACCACTCTGGGTGATTAACTGCTATATAGTCAAGATATGCTACACTTGCACCTGTTAGCCACATATATCCTTGTAATTGATAATAATATTTTATATTTGGAACTTCTTTTTCATAATACGGCAAAGTAAATATACTTTCACAAGACTTTATATCTCTAACCACTCTTAAATGCCCACTCTCCTCCCCGTCTATCAGTTCATAATCATGTATTATATCTGGTATACCTAAAATATAGTCATTTTCAAAAAATGTAGTATTTTTTTCATACTGATTCTTTGTTAATTCATTTAAAAGTTTTATACTTTCCCCTTCCTGTTCTGTCCCTTTTTGCATAGCTTTAGTTTGTATCTCTTCTCGCCTACCCGTTTCTATATACGTTGCCTCTTCTTCTAAATATGTTATGGCTTGCTGTGATAACTTTGGCGGCGATTCTTTTTTTTCTTTTAACTCCTGTAACCTCTCTTTTTGCTTTTCTGTTAATTTCTCTTTTTTCTCTAACATTTCTAACTCTTCAAGCTGCTTTTCTGTTATACCGTCCCTACTATTTCCCATTATTTGCCATATTGATGAGCATCTAACTTTGTGATTTTTAAAAATAGACATATTTTTTAATTTAACTATTAGTTTAAATTCTTAATTTTTGGCTTTTTTTTAATCTTTTAACAATTTCTTCAAGTGTCATTTCTTTAGTTTGTAATTGTTTTATTATTTCAGTGTCCGCTTCGCTAGCTAATAAATACCCATATTCTGTGGTCATGTCTACACCTAACTTTCCCAGTAGCTCTATATTTTCAAGTTTTCCATATTCAGCCGTCCTACTACCGTATGGTTTAGTTATGTCTACACCTAACTTTCCTAGTAGCTTTATGTTTTCATAATTGCCATAAATTGCCATATAGTGCCCATATTGTTTATTTATGTCTACACCCAACTCGCCTAATAGTTTTATATTTTCAAGTTTTCCCTTTTCAGCTGTACGATAACCATATTTTGTAGCCATATCCACACCCAACTTGCCTAATAGCTCTATGTTTTCAAGTTTTCCATATGCAGCTGTACAATACCCATGTTCTGTTGTCATATCTACTCCTAGCTTGCCTAATAACTTTATATTTTCGAGTTTGCCCCAACGTGCCGTAAGATACCCATGTTCTGTGGTCATATCCACACCTAACTCGCCTAGTAGCTCTATGTTTTCATATTTCCCGTGAATTGCCGTATCGCTCCCGTATGGTTTAGTCATATCCACCCCAAACTTGCTTAGTAACTTTATATTTTTAAGTTTTCCATTTTCAGCTGTACGATACCCATGTTCTGTTGTCATATCCACTCCTAGCTTGCCTAATAACTTTATATTTTCATATTTTCCGTGAATTGCCGTATTGCTTCCGTACATTGTAGCCATACCCACACCCAACTTTCCTAATAGCTTTATATTTTCAAGTTTCCCATCTTCAGCTGTATAATACCCATATTTTGTAGCCATATCCACTCCCAACTTGCCTAATAGCTCTATATTTTCAAGTTTTCCATATACAGCTGTACGACAACCATATTCTGTAGACATATCTACACCCAACTCGCCTAATAATTGAATATTCGCAATTTTGCCGTTCATTAATACATTTTTTCCGTGTATTGTATCTACATTTACATTATACTTTTTACATAACTTTTTTTTCTTTTGCCGCATGATTTGCTTTAATTTATTAATTTTTTCTTTTTCTGTCATATTATTTATTAATTAATTGTTTTTGTTTTTCAATTGCTTTCTGATACATTTCTAAAATATGTTTTTCATACTTACTGTTTTTAAAATATGCCAAAGCTGCGTCCCAGTTTTTAGTTTCACCTACTGCTTTTAACTTTTGAAAGTTTGCAAACATTTCTGCATCCTTTACTTTAGTGTCTTGTATAGGTTGTTTTGCGGTGATTTTTGTAATTGATTTGTCTTCATGGGTATTAGTTGCGTCTGCGTCTTTTGTATCATCTATTAAAAACAGACCATTTAATGCGTATTTTCTAGCATAGCTTGAAGTTGCGCCTGTTATTTGAGAAGAATCCATTTTTTTTCTTTCTAGTTCTTCTTTAGCATATGCATCTGTTGTTATTGTTGAATTACCGTCTGTTAAAGTTGCGGTTGCTTTTACATATACTCTACCCCCAATATCTACTAAGCTATCAGTAATAGTTAGTAAAAGCCCTTGTTTGTATAGTAAAGGTTTGACCGCTTCCAATATGTCTTCACATGAGCGATACATATATTCTCCAAATTTGTTTTCTTGTAGCTTTGGCGCTTTTAGCTCATGCTGTATTAATATAAGTTTTGTATGGAGTGTTTTTTCCTTTCCTGCCATAATTAATTGATAATAAATAAAATACTTTAATTATTTAAAAGTCCAGTAAGGCTATTGATTTTTACCTTTAACCTCCCAAACTTTAAGATAATCTTAACTATATTATAATATATATTTTAGCGTTTGTCAAGTAATTTATATAAATTATATGTTTTTTTCTGTAAAACCTTTTTGAAAAAAAAGGGTCTCATAATATTCTCTATCTGCTTTATTTTTTAGTTGAGAAATACCCTTTTCTTTGATTGTTTTATATATTTCTAAAAACTTTATATATTGTGATTTATATTCTTCTTTATTCCTATTTGCATTTAAAACATCCATATACATTTTGTGTTGCCAATATTTCACAGTTTCCTTAACATCTTTTAAAACTTCTTTTAGTTTTGTTTTGTCACTTTTTTTATTTTTGATAATTTGTTTCATTATTATAAATTAATTTAAATTAAGATATATAATTATCTAACTTTTTTCTTCGTTTGTCAAGTATTTATAAAATATTTTTAATAGATTAATAGATGCCAGTGTGGGAAGTTTATACTTCCTTCGTCTTTTTTAACTATTGCATAATTTTTAGGTGTTATTGGTTTTTGATTTATAAAGTCCTCAATTGATTTAATTATATTATTCATTTTTACCGGTCTTAGTGGAATAAATGTATAATGTTCTATACAATCAATATATTTATAGTCATTTTTAATAATTGCAATATTTTCAAATAAATTTATAGTAATTGGTACGTTTTGAGTTTTTAACCAGTGTAAAGTACCATTGTTAACATCAAATAAATGTGTAAATGTTTTTTCTGGATTTTCTAAATGCCATTTTTCTATTAATTCGCTTTTTCTTTTTTGCCAAGCTTCATCTACTTCTTGACTTCTGTATAGTTTAATTTCTTTCATAAATTATTCTTAATTGTTAAACTTTTTAATTTAATTATTAGTGATTTTAATATTTCATCCTTTTCACAATTTAAAAGCTTTTGTTTTTTTTCTTCTATTAAATTCTCTAGTTTACTAGTTATAATATCTAATAACTTGTTTGCCTTTTTTGCTAGTTCTGGTCTTATATATTCATCAATAAGATCCATCAAATAGCTATACTCTAAAGTCAATTCTATTAATTGATTAATAGTATGTGTCTCTTGTTTTAGCTTATACTCAATCTTTTCATACCTTTCCTTAAATTCTATAACATTATGCGTTATTTTCATTTTGTTGATTTTAAATAATCTGCAACTATTAGCTGCCTTTCTATATAATCAAGATCTGATAATCTGTATCCATCATTAATATTTAATGCTGTAATTCCTTGAATACCATCCCTTACTTTTGATGCGTGCACAATTAAATGTTTTTGTAATACCCCATCTTTTTTCATTCTAAATAGCTGCAATGCTACATCACTTGCATTTATCAACTGCTTTCCAAAACTAAAAGGCTGAGATTGTGATTTAGCCGCATCTATATTAGTTGCGTAATTATTAAGTTGTGAAACCGCTACTACAATAGCATTATGTTTATTTACTAAGTTGTGTATTTTTTTGGCTAATATTGGCATGGTTTCATGTTCACTATATTTGTTTTGTACCGTCAACTCCTGAACATAATCAATTATTATTAAGTCTATTTCTCTAGTTCCTAAAATCTTCTCTATTTGCTCAAAACTAAATATATTTCCGTGCACTTCAAATATTCTGTCTTGTTCTGGAAAGTCTTGAGATAGCTTGTCAATTTGTTTTTTGATGTTTTCTACATATTTATCTGGATTTGCATATAACTGACTGGTATATATTCCCTCCCTCATGCAAGCTAATCTTTTAAAATATTCTTGCGTGCTCATTTCTACAGCAAAAATACAAATGTTCAATTTTTTATATTTACTAATCCCGTTAATTATATTTAGTATAAAATATGATTTTCCTATCCCTGTTAATCCCCCTACAGTCCACAACTGCCCCTTTCTCATTTTCCCTGTAAGATCTTGTATTGACTCATAACCAAAATCAATTCCACTTTTTAAATAATTTTTTATGTCTGCTAACTGTGCGTATGTATCTGATAACTGTTTTGATGTTAATGCTGTTCTGCTCATACATTAAAAATAACCATTTTCTGTTGCATCGTATATAATACCATTCTCATCAACACCTATTAGTTCGGTTTTTACTTTTAACTTATCTGTATAAAATCTATTAAACTTATCAGCCCTAGTTATAAATTCAGGAGTTAGATATTTATATTTGGTTTCTTTGTGATATTTATCCTTTGCAGCTTCATCTATTGCAATATATATTTCTTCTAAAGAAATATTATTTTTAATTAATGATTTACAGTTTTGTATAGTTTTGTTATCTAATACTTTAAAGTTTCTATTACATATTTTATTTATATATTCTTTAACTTCATTTGCCATCTTCTCGGCATATATATATATATTATTTATATTATTTTCTTTTGTTTGACTTTTTCCGCAAGTCTGAATTGACTTTTTTGTCAAGTCGGCTTTTTCATTTTTATTATCTGGTAAAGAAACAAATCTTACTTTTCCACCGTTTGCTTTTGTCTTGTATTCAAAATCTAAAAGTTTTAATTGTTTTAATCGAGAAAAAACACGCGAAATTGAATAATCATTTACATTAAATATTTTTCCTATTTGTTCGTTTGTAAAATAAAACCTTTTTGATGGATCCGATAAAAAGTATAATACAAAGCTATAGACTTTAGTTTCCAAGTCACTTAATCCATAATCATTTTGTACTTTTAGTTGATATATTAAATATTGGGGAGAAAAAATTAAATCATTATTATTTTCTAAAGTGTTGACTTCTGTTTGTTTATCTGTTATCATATTTTTATTGATAAGTAAATAAAATATTTAAAATATCCCCTGTATTTACAGGGGAATTTTTATTTAATTTGATATTTGCTTTTGTGATTCCCTACTGGATTTTTATTACCTTTACCCTTTAGTTTTATATTTGCTTTTTTTAGCATTCTAAGTAGTGTATTATGCGAAATGTTTAAAATTTTGCATACTTCTTGATTATTATTGTTTATATAAAGGTTTATAAGGTCTGTTTTATTTAATTCTTTTTCTTTAAGTTTCATATTTTTTCCTTTCACATTTATTAATCTTATTTTTTAAAACTATTTTTTTAAGTCAAGCCACTTTTTAATTGCATATAATGTTGCTCTATCAGTCATTGTATATCTTGTAGTAGTTAATTCAACATTATTTATTTTTGTATATATATATTCAGAAACTAGCTGATTTAGTTCGTTTTCTAGCAAATTATAAGCTCTTTCTTTTATTTGACTTTTTCTTACTATTTGTGTTGTTTTATAAAAGTCTTGAAGGTATATAATAACGTTGATAACAAAATTTTTAATTGTTTTTTTAATTTTTTTAATTTTCATTTTTAAATTATTAATAATTAAATATAACTCCATGCACTCCATCCTCTTGTGTCTTTTATTTTTTTAGCGCAATTTAGCTCATCATGCCAATTTTGCATTTTGCCATTGCATCCTACCTCCTTCCAAACAATGGACAAAATGTGAACTAAACCGCCTGTAACGCCTCTTTCTATCGTTTCTGACCCTAACTCCTCACAAGTTGCTTGCCATACCCTGCCCGCATCATAATCGCGTAATTCGATGAATCTTGTCGGATGCTGTCTGTATCCCCATAGTGTATATGTGACAGGATGCTTGCAAATGCTCCAGTATGTAGGAGCTTTTGAGTTTACGTCCCACTTTGATTCAGTTTCTATTATTTTACCCCACTTATCTATGTTTTCACTTTCTCCAATAAAATGTAAATAAGCTAATATTTGTATTTTTGTTGGGTTTTCAATGTACCTCATGGATGCTCCTACATAGTTTTCTGGGGATTCTACAAAGCGCACCGGATAAAATTCTTTATCTTCCTCTTCTTTATCCTCTGTTATTATTACGCTCTCTTTTATTTGCTCTGCTTGCACTTCATAATGATAAGATTGTCTATTAAAATAATTTATACCAAATACGCCTAAAAGCAAATAACTAAATAGAAAAAGGTTTGCAAGATTTTTTTTATTTTTTTTGTTTTTTCTTTTCATTTTAGTATAATATTAATAAATATATATTATAATAACCTTTTTAAAATGTCAATATATATTTATTATTTTCTCAGATCTTATGATAAATAAATATACAAGATTTAAACAGCGAAAAGAAGGACTAAACCGTTGCGGTGGTCGCTCAGAACTATCGGAGGCTGAAGGTTGTCTAGAAGCTAGTCATCTAGATCATAATAAAAGAGATGAAGCTGTGTATTTAAGTCAAGATGTTATTGTTATGTGTACCCCTTTTGAACATTATGTATATCATTTAATGTTTAGACACAAAGCAAAGCTTATAGGTTTAAATTTGCAAAGTATATTCAAAAATTACGAACCCCAAAATGAATTTGCTATAGAACAATGTAGAAAACGTGGAATTGAATATTTAGCAAAATATCACGGTATTATGTTTGAAGAATTAACACAAGATGAACAACAAAAATTAATAGCACAAGCCTGGAATTTTTGGGCTTATTATTTAGCAATCCCTTTTTATGGTGAAATGTAATGATTATAGGTATTGATCCGGGAATTACAAAATCAGGCGTTGCTATTGTGGAAAAAGAAAAGCTTTTGCAAGTCATGTATCTACACTTATGGGAATTGTTCAAATTTCTAGAACAAAAAAAAGAAAACGCATTGATAGTTTTTGAAAATAGCAATTTAATAAAAGGTAACTGGCATAATGCATCAGCACGTGGTAATGTAGGCAAAAATAAAGCAGTTTCACAAATAATACAAGACTTTTTAGAAAAAAATAAATTTAATTATATTGCTATTAAACCTAGCGGTTTTTCTGTAATGGCAAATCATGATAAATTGTTTAAATCTATTTCTAAATTTCAAGGCAAAACAAATGAACATGAACGCAGTGCTTATTTTATAGCAAGAGCAGGATATTTATCGAAAACAAGCAAAATAAATCATTTACTTTAATATTTATGTTATAATTAATTTAAAAGTTATCTTCTCCCTGCCTCTGGGTTTGATTAGTAAGTTCTTACTTAATTTCTTCTGGAGGTATGGAGTAGGTAACTGCAAAAGTTGCCTACTCCTGCCTATTCATAATTTATAAAGAGGTTTCTTATATGTCAAATTTATCTATAACTAAAAAAATTATTCAACATAATTTCCAAAAAGGTAGGCAAAAAATTAATAAACCTGAATATGTCATAGTTCACACTTATAATGGAAAAGGTGAAAGTCTTTATAATTGGTTTAATAATCCCAATAGCAATGTATCTGCACATTATGCCATATTTAAAAATGGCAATATTGAACAATACGTTTTAGATAAGGATACTGCTTTTCATGCAGGTAATTGGGAAGCTAATCTTTACAGCATAGGAATTGAGCATCAAGATGATGGGAATCCTGGCGATAGTGTGCGTACCAATAGCCTCTATGAATCCTCTGCACAGTTAATTGCTAGCTTATTTAATACTTATGGATGGGATAAAACAAATATGGATTTGATAATGCCTCATTATAGTTATGCACCTACCGGATGCCCAGGCGGTTTAGATTTTTACAAAATAAGAGCCCGAGTTTATGAAATTTTAAACGGTAATAATTGGAAATCTGGCTTTGTTGAACATGAGGAAAGTAATACACCAGACTGCGACGTTTATTTGTATGATATTATTACACATGAAAAAAAAGCGGTTTTTTCTAAAAATACTGAAATAGTTACAAAATACAAAAAAGATGGTTTCTTAATGACTGAATATAGTTTTAAAAATAACATTCCTCATGCTTTTTTAGCTGTAGAGTTAAGATATAGAAATGAAGAATTAACTAATAATCAACAAACCGCAGTTAACAATAACAACGAAACCACAGTTAACAATGACAACGAAACCACAGAAGATAATTCTCAAAATAATAATGTTGTTGATTTAGATGAAAAAATAAGTGAGCTTTTAAACCCTAAACAGGAAGTAATTGACAACAAAAAACCTTTTAATTTGTTTATTTGGCTATGGAAATATATTAAACTATTGCTAGGTAAAAAATAATTTAATATAATTTACTACATAAAATAATTAATATGATTAATTTACTCAATAAAGTATCTGATAAATTTAATAAGCTGCCTAAGGAAATTAAAGCATGTTTCTATATTATGTTAAATGCTTTTACTTTGCTAATTGTGCGAGACTTGGAAGCTTTGAAGGGTACTAATGAATATATTGATATTCTAATAATGACAACTGTGAATATTTTGTTATATATTGCCTTAAACTTTAAATCTAAAACTACAGATTAACTTTTAGAAATTGTTTTTTTAGATTTTACCAAGTTAATTATTGAATTGGCTTGATTAATTATGAAGTCTGTTTTATTATCAATTTTTTCTGTATTTGACAATATTTGAGCTTGTTTTGAGCTTGAATTTTCTATAAATGAATGAAATTCATAAGTTATAGCATCAACAGATTTGGCAAATTGCAAAGACATTTCTGCCATCTTTTCTAAATTTTTTTGGCTTTGTTCTCGTTGTATATCTACAACTTGAGCTTGTTTTTTTACTACCCAGACTAAACATATAAATAAAGCCGCACTTGAGAGTGTAGCAAAACCGTTGTCTATTAGTAATTTTACTACCTCACCCTCTATCATACTATAGGATATGTAATATTAATACGTGCAAAAGATGAACCAAGAGTAAAATTAGCTCCGGTATCTCTTTCAATAATTGCAAGCGTGGGTGTAGAGTTTATTATAGAACAAGTATAGTTTGGTGCATTTGAACCACCTCCTACATATTGAGTAACCCCTATTATACGCCCACCTGCTAATACTGCTGGAATTGGTAATGATATTCTTACCGCACTGCTTGCTGTTCCTCCTGTAGTAAATGATAAGTCAGCCTGTACGCTCACTAATTGACCGTTTATTTGATATGTTGCATTATTAATTGATAAACTTGTAATTGTCATTGAACCACTTCCTGTTACAGTTGGTGAGTAGTTAAATTTTTCACTAATTTCTAAATTAGATCCTTGCTGTATTCTAGACACCCCGGTATAGTTTTGACCCGTCATGGTAACTGCAAATTTTCCAATGTTTACAAATACATCTGATGATGAAACTGCAGCACCACCTGTTGCCATATATCTGGCGTTACTTGAACTATTAGAATAATCAGAATATAAAGATCCCAAATTTGCCCTGCTTACTCCTATTCCTATTTTTTGATCTGCACTTGACCAAAATGCAAATATAAATAAATTCAATGTTTTATTTGTGCCTAAAGAATCTGTATCAAAATTATTAGAACCTCCAGAGACTGTCACAGATAAAGATGAAGTAATTCTTCGGACTGTGTTATTTATCATTACCCTTACTGGATTTGTACTTGAAGGTGTACTTCCATCTGCATATACAATGCTAACTAGTAAATTATTTGATGCTGTACTTGCTGTTATTTTGCCACTAATTAAACCGGCAGCGCTAATAAAGTTATCAAAAGTATTAGTTTCTAATTTGTGTGTGCCGTTGTCGTTATGTTCTGCAACAAATGCTGTGCGTGGTCTATTAAACATTTCATTTGTTATTATATCAGTTACAACTGCCCCTACGTTGTGTGATGTAGCAATGGTTGCGCCTCTCCCCCTTCCATTTGAAGCAACTGTTAACGTATTTCCGGATACTGACTCAATATATACTATTTCTTCAGTCGATGTGTTTGGGTCTATAATAATATAACCTCCATTTGGATTCATTCCAGCCCCAGAATTTACTGTTATTGTTGTATCAGATGCACTGATAGACGCTGTTAGGGTTGTTGATATTTTATCTCCGATTGTCTGTACTGTGTTTGGTACGTTTGCCATATTTTAGTTAAGTAACGTTTGTTTTTTTACATTTATCATTTCTTGAAGACCTTTCAATTTTTGTCTGACAACATCTGCGGTATCTCCCAAAGTTGGCATAAATTGCTCATAAAATCTTCGGTCTTGATCTGTCATCCTTCCGCCCTCTAAGTCTTTGGCTATTTGTTGAACAACTGATTTATACTTAGTTTCAAGCCTTGCTCTTTCTGGATCTATTATGTTAGCAAGTCCAGATACAGAATTAATAAGTGGATTGAATCTTGATTGATTATTTTCTAAGTCTCTCATTAACATGTTAAGATTAGCTTCTGCTATCTCAACATTTTTCTTTTCTTTGCTTATTTGAGCACTATCTTTTTCTCCTGACATTAAAAAATTAGCCAGCTGAATTGCTTGAGATACATTCCCGTTAGTTATTTGCATTGCCGTTGCAAATGCTTCTTGTTTCGTTAACTTTTGCTGTCTATTATTTGTTTCAAATCCATTATCTGGCTGATTAATATAGAATCCAGGTTCTGCCGTGGGTTCATTTACTGGTTGTACCGTTTGCCCTGTATTTGGTATCCTTCCAGATTGTCCAAGTGTAAAAGCTGTTTTTAAATCTAAATTAGGTATAGGTGCGGTTATATTTGTTTTTAAATTGCTTATAGCTTGGGTTGGATTGACCCCCCCTAGTCTTCTTATACCCGAACCTATTGATTGAGTAATTGTTTTGTTAGCTAGATTTAGCGGATTTACAATCCCTTGTTGTGACACCATACCGGTTCTATTCATATAGTTTGCTAAATCAGGACTTGACTCTATAAAACTATATAAAGCTCCTGAACGGTCTGCAAACCCAGGGATTTTTGAATTTAACAAATCTCTTATAGTTTGCTCAATACCTGCAGCTGCTACCATTTCCTCTCGTGGAACTTGTATACCTGCCCTAAGTTGAGTTTCTAACTTGATTCTTCTTATTGCATTATCTGTCATTACATCAAAAAGTTCTGCAGGTGTTAAGTTTTTTAATGATTGACCCTTTGCTAAGTCTTTCCCTGCTTTAAAGGCATTTCCTAATTGATTATTAATAAGCCCCCGGAGTTGTTCTGTGTTAGCACTTGGAGAATAATTAACAGCCTTCTTTAAAGCCTCTTGTGTAATCTCTTTAATTGTTGGTGTTTTAATATCTGCATTTTGTACTATTTGCTTTGATCCTTTGCGTAGTGCATCAACTGCAATCTGCATTCCCTCTGGTGTATATGGCAACTGAAGTTGATCTAATGTATTCGCTATATTAGCTTTTCTAAATTCAAAATCTCTGAAAAAGTCTACATTCCCTCTTTTAGGACTAGCTTTTAACATGTCATTTAATTGAAGATTTTTACCAAACTTTTCAATTTTATTTCCCGGTACTATAGGCATTCCTTGCGGCGTTTTTTCTATTTTAAATTTTCCAGCTAGCATTGCGTCTCCCGCATCGTCTGCTATTTCTTCTAAAGTTCGTTTTGCTGGATTAACCTGTTGTTTTGTAGCAGACGTTGCCCCCTTTACTTGGTTAATTTTTTTTGCAATTAAACCTAAACTACCTGCTAATGCCCCGCCTGTTAATGCCCCAGTTGCTATTTCGTTTATATTTATTGGTTTATTAAGATCTGCTGTAGACAAGGATTGCAAACCACCTGCTATAGCCCCAGCCCTTGCTATATTTCCTATACTTGCAACCTTTCCTATGGGTATAAAATTAGCTCCAATACCTGCTATATTCTGAAGTCTAAATCGTGTTCTATTATCCTTTTCGGCATCTGTTAGCATTTCATCACCCTTTATATCTCTTGCTACATTGTAAAAAGGTCTGATTATTTCTCTCGCTAAATTACCTAGTATTCCTTGATCCCCTTCTTTATAACCCAAAATGTATTGTTGACCTTGAGCTAGTTTAACAGGGTCAAGTAAAGCAACATCTTTAGTAGGATTTGCCTTAATATAATCTTCAAGCTCCTTTCCTCTAAGTATTCTTTTTCCAGTGTTGAAATTAAAGCTTAGTTGCGTATTTTGACTCATCTCTATTTTTTATAAAAATTTAATAAACTATTTTCCAATCTTTATATTTTGAATTATCATTTGAGCTTGGATCAAAAACTTGCTGTAATCGCCTTCTCAATAATTCTAAAGGACTTTCATATGATGGTTGTAGTTGCATCTGTGCAATTCTTTGTAATTCTGCTCGAATTCTTGGATTTGTTTGTGATATGTCATTAGGATCATTAAGCCTTGCAAGTGCCGTGGATTTTACTTGCCTTAGCGCTTGTTCATTTTGTTCTGCTAAATTAGCGTCTACTAATCCAGCCGGCTCCATTGTATTAACTCCCAATACATTTCCAGTACTTTCTTGCATATAGCCTGCATTATTGCCCATCATGTTTGACCAGTTGCCCATCATGGATGCTTGTAATGCTCTTGCTCTGGCTCGTTCGCGTGCCTGTTCTCTTATTTGCTCAAGCTCCCTTAAACTCATTGTTCTTTGTTCATCAATTCCTGATAATCTATTTCTTAATTCACCTTCAAGCGAGCCCAATTGTTCAAATGCTTTGTTTTCAAGTTCATTTAATCTTGAATTATAATCGGCGTCTACATTAGCAAAGTTACGGTTTAGGTCTCTATCTGCTCTATTTTGTATTTCCTGTAGTGCGGAGCCTGGCATTCCGCCCATTGCTCTTAATCTTAATCTGTTTTGTAATTGAGTCTCTTGGTTTAATTGTCTCAGCGCTTCTCTCCTTGAGTCTCTAGCTTGCTCTGCACCCAAAAATCCTTGTTCAATATTTCTTTGTAATAATTCTTGCGCTCTTAAAGCTTCCTGTCTAGCATTCTCTTCTCTTCTCTGTAAGTCTTGTAATGTCGCATTTAGTCCCTGTGCATATGGTCGAGCTTCTGCTTCTATTTGGTTTATATCTATTGAAAAAGGATTTTTTGACTCATATGTGCTTCCTACTATTTTTTTGAGGAAGTCTGGAATTTGTCTATAAGCTAGTGTTCTTAATGATTGTGTTTTTGTTTGATCCATACTATATTTGAATAATTTCTGTTATTGTATTCATTTTTGAATTTTTAATTTTATAAATCATTTCTGCATTTTGTAGTGCACCTCTAGATCCAACTGATTCCCCTAAAACTTCTATACTAAATCGTTTACAAAGAGCATTAACTCCAAGTCTTTCTATTGGTATTCGTACAATATTATTATACAAAACTTCAGTAACCCCTACAACCCCTATTCTAGCAACCCCCAACCTTCCTATCCCTAATATAGTTGAAATTAATTGCGGTGTAATTTGTAACGTTGTAGTATATACTTTTTCATCAGTATATATATTTATTCTTACCTTTTTTTCTCCTTGCAAAAAACTTAAAAAAACCCAATGTAGTTTTTTTGTATCCATAGGTAAATCAAGATCAAAATCTTTTGTTCTATATTTCCACTTAATTAATGCCCCCTTGTCATCTAAAAAATTACTATTGTATTCTGTTACTGTATTATCTGCATCATCTATCCAAAGCAATCTAGGATTTTGGTTATTATCTCGTGCTAATATCATTTGTCTTGCTGATATACCCGTGTCTACAGAATAACTAGCCCTTTCCCTATCATAAACTAGCACCCTATTGTTTTTTGCTGAATTTCCTTCTGCATAATTAACATAAAGCTTTCCATCCGCATAACAAACGCATACATTTTTTAAATTTGATGTTCTTACATTATTAATACTATTTTTTACTCGAACAGATACTTCCGCAGTTCTTAATACGTTTTGAAAGTTTGGCTCATAACCTAAACTATATACTGCAATACCATCATTTTTCTCAAATACAAAAAATAAATCATTTTCAACTTGCGTCACACATCGCGGGTTTATACACCCCACTAAGTTTGAAATGTTCTGCACTTGAGGAGCTTCGGTGCCAAATCTAAAACTCCAAATACTTCTATTTTTAAATACTATTAATTGATTTTGAAAAGGATATAAAGCCGTTATTTTCCCATCATCAGATCCTGCTTGTATGTCTACATAACCCCCTCCCGCTCCAATTGTGAAATTCTCCGGTTGGTCTAATCCTGCTGAATAATATAATCTTGATGGCGCTTCCTCATCTCCTGCAATAAATATTGATGAGTTATAGGTAGCTATAACATTTCCTTTAGGTGCTATTGTTGTATTTCCTGTAGGAGCTGAAAATAATAAAGAAGATTCTTTAAGTCCATAATCTCTATAACTTGTTCCTGTAGTAACTGTATCAAGATACGTTTCGCTCCCTTGTTTAACACCATATATATTATATGCTTTAGCACCTGTAACTGCTGTCCAGCTAAGTAATATTGAAAAGTTTGCATTAGGTGAGTTTGGATCAAAGTTCCACTCTTCTCTTCTTTTATTTGTTGTCACTGTTACTGCTGTAGATGATTCTGTTTCTCCTACATCATTTGTTGCAGTTACTCTATAACTGTAGCTGTAACTACCGGCCGATAATGACGTGCCTAATGTAGCACTTAATCCTGTGGGTGCTGATATGCTTGTAAATCTTGTTAATGTTGTCCCATTATAAATTGTCAATGGATCAATACCATTTGATATATAAAGCTTTTCGCCTAACATTGTTGATGTACCTACTGCATTAGCTTCAAAGGTCAGCCCTTGAATTGTATCAAAATTTTCAGTACCAATATTATATTTTTTAAAATTACCTCCTGTTATTATATTTATTTCTGTTGCACTAGTAGATATAAAATTTGCTAATAATGTTATAACATTTGATTGTATATTTCCAAATCGTTTTGTCCCTCCTCTGGATTGAGGAGCTCCATTGTCTATATATCTAATATTTTCCGCTACTGATAACTCATCATCATCTATTTTGTTTTTTTCAAGAAAATTGTTTAATCCTTTCCGAAAATTAGAAATTTTTTTTATAAATCTACGGTCTGTGTTTTTATTAATCATATTCTCCTATTATTTCGTATCCATTACTTACGTTTTCATTAAACAATATTTGCATGTTTGAAGTTTGCATGTAGTGTTTTGATACCAAGTCTCTTAAGTCCATCTGTGCTTGGTCTCGATAGAACTGAGCTTTTGAAACTTCATCATTAGTTAAATATAAATCGGATAATACCCAGTTTACTAAATAATCACCTTCTGGAATTTTTGCAAAATCACTTGGAAATTCTAATTCCTCTTTATCAACAAGAGACGAATCAGTAGCTTTATTTTTTGTTTTGTATCTTAAAGTTATTGTACTTGCTGTTAAATTAGGCGCAAAATGTAAAACCCCAGAATCTATCCAGCATATAACTCTTGTTTCTTCATTAGCCTCTTGTGTTTTTTCTTCTAATGTTACTAATCTATAACTATAACTTCCAATTTGTATATACCCGTGTTTATCTAAAAATACATTTAGCTTGTCTATGTCTGTAGGCAATGTAACTGATGAATTAGAAACTGTTAAAGTAGCCGATTTTAAAAGCTCTTTCCAAAGCTCTTCATCTGCCCACTTGCGCAAAGCAATATTAATTAGTGTGGTTCTTCTAGCATATTCATTACTGGTACTTGCTATTGCTGTATTCGAAATGTCATATCTAGCAGATATTTCTTTTTGTATTTGATCAAGTGTAATCATCTAAATCTACTTCTTAAGCGTATTTTAGCTAACAATTCTTTCATTATTATTTCTTTTTCTTCAATAAATTCTTTTAATTTTTTAATCTGAACATTTCTGTAAGGTGAATTTGTTTTTTTTTCCCACCTTTCCAATTCTAATCTAGCCTCCGCTATTTCCCTGCGAACTATACCTAATTGTTTATCTTCTTTTTTATAAATATAAATCATTTTAATTCTTTTAACCACTGTTTATATACATTATCCCAGTTAAACTTCTCTCTCGCCCATGCCATCATGTCTTTTCGCATCATTTTTTTATTATTAGACTCTGTATTCTGTTCAATAATATTATACAAAGCTTCACCATAATTTTCAATATCAACCTTAAGTCCCCATTGCTGTGTCTCCTCTAGTGCTGTTATCCCTGTGGTTATAGGTATTAGCCCACATGCTTGAGCTTCCATTACCACTATACAACTTGTTTCTGCCCTCCCTATTAGTGGATATGTTAGAAAATCTGCTGTAAACATTGCTTTGTATAACTCTTTTTTGGATACTCTACCTTTTGCTACTATACCGCTTTCTTTTAATAAATCTTCTATTTTTTGCCTAAAATCAATTTTTGTTTGAATTTTTGTATTCCAGGAATTCCATCCATAATACCATTCAAATTCTGCATTAAAATTATATATTTTTTTCATTTCACATAAACCCTCAAGTCCTCGGTCTGCAGAACTACAGTAAAGCATCTTGTTTAATTCTCTATCTTCTGTAATAGTCTTTTCAACTTCTTCTATTAACTCTACATTAATTCCGTTTGTTGTATAAAAAAATTTCTCTTCTGGTACATGTGCTAATGTACTTCGATGATATTTTGATAGCACTATTATTTTATCAACTTCACTTAAAAGCTCTGGTGTGTACCTTTCAACACGTCCTACATCTTGTAACCATAACAATTTCTTATTTGCTTTTATTTTTCGGTTATGAAATATTTCTACATCTCTAAACCCTATAAAAACATCAAACTCATCAGAAAAATCTATTTCATTTAATTTCTTATATGTCACCCCATTAATGACTTTTTCTTTATCTGGATTTGCATAAATAATAACCTCGTCAAAGTCTTGTCTCATTCTCTTTGCCATTTCCACGACTGCAGTTTCACTTCCACCTCCCCCTTTATTAATTATTGTGTCTTCATCCCACTCTTCAAAATTCTGAGTGACTACTATAACAACACTTGATTTCCTTTTTGTCTGTTTTTTTAGTCTTTGTATTGTGTCAATATAAATCTGTGTGAATTTAGTTTGTGTGTCAAACGCTTGTTTAGGATCTTCTAGCTTGTATGCTATTTCTGATTGTATTTTTGCTTTAGCCTCTGATTCTTTTAAATATTGCATTTCTGTTATAACTATATCCAAATCCCCAGTTCTATTAATAGATGATAATAAAGTAATAACTTCATCGTATAGCTTTTTTACTTTTGCCAATCCTGCCGCAATAAATATAATTTGATCTCGTATAGTTTCAATGTTTACCCCTTCTACATTTAATTTTAAGTGCTGTATTGATTCGTGATTTTGTATAAATCTATTATACAATTTTTCACACTTTACTTCGCTTTGTTCGTACCACCCTATTGCTAAGTATAGCTTCGCTTCCATTAGTAACCCTATAATATCTTCAGGATCTTTAGCTGTAATTGCTTGAGCATGCTCAATTGCTTTTAATAAATCCCCATTTTCAAAATATATAGTAGATAATAAATCATGTGCTGATCTTATTATAAATGGTTCAGTTGCAAGTTTTAAAGCTTCCTTTAGCCAATATTCAGAACGTTGCGCATCACTATGAGCATATTCTCTCCCAATGTAGTAAAGCGTTAATGGATCTTTATGTTCTTTATAAGAAGAATAAGCTTGTAATAATGGTAAATTTCTACTTGACTGTTTATGCTCTTTTCTCATGTGCTTAATTATCACCTTATCCAATAATAGTTCCTTAGCCTCACCTTTCCCAATGTACTCTATCCTTTCATGTACAAATCTATCTCCCCAGTTGTAACTAAGACGTTTAAATACTCTAGGAGAAGGATGCGTAAATTTTACTTCATTATAAACGCCATAATCATACGCATATAAAATGCCAAAAGCTGTTATATCTTTAACTTGGATTGATTTTTTTATTAATGCTACATCTGTAATATCCATCTCATCATCTGAATCCAAATACATTACCCAATCAGTAGTAGACATCTCCAAATTTCGTTGTCTTAACTTGCTAAAGTTAGGGTAAACCTCTCCATCTATTATCATCCATCCATGTGCAAAATTTTCTTTGCTTACTATCTGTGTTTTTGCACCTTTTACCTTTTTAAACTTTTTTTGTTCAAATGAATTGTACAATATACACACTTCATCAAATACCTTTAAATAATCTTTGATTTTTTCATCTGGTAATTGCTGGTTAGTTATTATATTTAATCCTAATGTTTTCATTTTTTTATTTTAAATTTTATTTGGTATTGAAAATTGAGAAAATTTCCGTGCAAAAGCTCTTAAAAATTCTTTTTTACTTTTATATGGTGTTTCCTCATAATTATCCCCATATATTAGCGATATTATAAGCTCAATACGCTCAGGAATTGTACATAAAAAACGAGAACCAAGTCCCTTTGTTGATTCTCCAAATTTATTGATTGATTTCTGACGGTGATTCCAAGCTCCCATTTCTGCAGCGCGTACTTCTTCTGGATAATGCTTTTCTGTTAGTGCTAATATTGCAGAAATATGATCCCAAAATTTTAATGGATCACTTGTTTTGCCTTCTAGTATTTCAGTGATTAGTTTGTCATCACTTAGCTGTTTCTTTATTTGCAATTGGTTTTGCGGTGTTATTTTTTTCATCTTCAGCTAATAATTGTTTAATATCTTTTATAATGGCTTTATACCATCCGTTGTTGGTCCTTGCATTTACCTGAAGTTGTCCAACATTATACAACGTTATGGTGCCACTTAATAGCTCAGAGTCTTCAAATAAATAGAAAACTACTTTATTCTCCACTACTCTCTTTGTGGCTTCAAATCCATGAGAATATAAACTTGCTATTAGTCCGGTGTCTTTTATTTTTTTCATCTTTGTACATCTTAAAATTATAAAAAAACAGGGGGAATCCCCCCCTGTAGTATTTCCTTATACAGAAATATTATAAATCTTGATAGCTGCTTTTGGAAATAGATATTCAAGAGTTGCCATACCAAAAACTTTACCTGTCCAGCTGTTCGATTGATGGGTTGTTGTATCCATTATCTCTGGCTCCTTTAGATAAGCTACTTTATAAGCTGCTTTACTAAAGATTAGTGCTGTACCTGCTACGTTGTTTGATGCAATCATGTCTCTATGTGGCATCATTTGTAATATTCCGTACTCTGACTCATAATATGTCACGTAATTACTTACTTTGTTTATATTGGTTGCGTCTAGATTTCTTACAAATGAATTGCTGAACACTTGAATAAATGAACTCTTTACTTCGGGTGCAAAATAACCTAATAAATCACTAGTTTCATTTGTTTTCTCCCAAACTTTTTGCAGATATTGATTCAATTTTATTTCTGTTAGCGTTCCTCCTAAAGTTGCTACATTATCTACAACCCCAGCTCCATTCATCATTCCCAACATCTGTCTAGGAATTGTTGGTGAACCTGCAGCTCCTGCGTTTAATAAAATTGATCTTTCCAACTTCATCTTCCATATTAGCAAAGCGTCTTTCTTTCGGAAACCAAATTCTTTCTCGCCTCCTACTCTACTGGTTGCGTTTTGCTCATATGTAACAGTAAAATCTTCAGTAATTGATTGTACATAATTAGTTGCTCTAATAGGTGGGGTAGCTGGTGTGGATGTTGCTGTTCCTCCTTCTATTGTAGCTCCGTTGTCCGTTGGTCTTGCGCGTTCATATCTCACAAACTCATGGACTGTTGCTGTTGCCTCAGATGTTCCTAATTTTGACAAAATAGGGGTGTCACTGGGCGATAAATTTGCTAAATAATTTTTTAGCGATTGCTTGTTTTCGACTGTATTAGCCGAGAATGTATACCTTGACATTTATTTTATTCTTAACTTAATAATCCTTTTCCAAGTGCCTCACTCCAAGCGTCTGAGTCTCCAGCTTCTACTCTTTTAAGCAAATCTGCGTTAGGGTCTGTTTGATTAGTTTTGGAGTTATCCATCTTTAATCCTGCCCCCATAGCTTGTGACAAATTGCTCTCAGCTTTTCTGTAAGCTTCATCTGATGTTGATGTTTTTATTTTTTCCAAATATTTCATTACTTGATCCGCTACCTGCTTTGGTGTTGTTTGTATACCTTTGCTAGTTTGTGACTCATATAAAGAAAATATTAAGTTGTCTAAATCAACATCTCGCTCTATTTCTGGATATGCTGATATAGCTTCATTCCACATTGCCTTGTATTGCTCTGCTCGCTGATTAGCTTTTATTTGCTCTAGCTCTAAAGCTAATTTTTGTACTAAAGTCTCATTGTTTGGTTCCTGCACTTGTCCTACTGATTGCAAATAATCTTGTACTTGCCGTAGGTATTCTTGTTGCCTTTGCATTTCTAACTGATAATTTACCAGCTGTTGCTGTAAATCTCTGTTAGTATTTGCAAGTTCTTGAAATCTGTTTTGTGACTTCTCCGAGAGGTCATCTTTTTGAGTAATATTAGGCTGTTCAGCTTCTGCGGGTATTGTATTTGGAGCGTTAAAGTCTTCGCTAGACTCTGCAAATACTCCCTCAGAAGGGAATTGACCTTGTGGGATTGGCGAAGTCCCTTGTACTGCCATTGGTCGTGTTGTTGTATCCATTTTGTAATTATTAATTGTATTAATATTTTATACATTAATTTGGGGTTTGTCAAATTGTTTTAAGAATTTCTTCTAAATTTAATAAGCTTTTATAAGTTTCTATTTGACTACTAAGTATAATAATGCTTTGTTTGTTATTTTCAATATCCCTGCATAGTAAAACCATCTCCTCCTTGCACTCCTCCATTTTCATTTGTAAATAGTCCCTCATAGCTTGGTATTCTTGCATTTTGCACAAGCTCTTCAGCCTGCTCCATTGGTATTGCTCCATTTTGTTCTTTTCTAACAAATATTTTATCTGTAAAGTCTATATCCACTGCTTTTAAATACTTTTCTATCAGTGGCTTTATATTTATCTTAATTCCTTCCTGTTGTAACAATGGCGCATAATTAGCAACTGTATTTAATGCTTGCGTTAACCTTGCTAATTGAGCTTCTTTATCTGCCATTACACTTGATTCTGTTGCAACTATGTAATCATACCTTCCCATTATATCCTCAGGCTTTATAGTAAAAAACAACTCATCTCCACTTTTCTGTAATCGTAGCTTTTGCTCTTCTGTAAACTTATCTATAACTTCTATCCCCATAATTCTTATTACTTTATTAAATTGTATGTATTGTTGGTTAAGATCAACTGCTTGTACCATAACCTTTTTAAAAAAATCATCAAACAATCCCGCTTTATATGCCTTTCTAGCATTTTGTTCTCCAGCCATTAGCTTCAACTCTGTAGCTGTCCTATTTCTTCCTGATTCTGTACGTGACAAAAAGTCTGTCTTACCTATCCGCCTAGCTATCTGATCATTAAAATAGTTAACCGTCTGAACAAATGTATTTCCCGTTACATCCGGCGTATAGTCTATCTGTAAATCATTTAAATCTTCAACAACCTTAATCTGATTTGGCGTATTTAACCATGTATCTTTGTATTTTAATGACTTTGCTCTTGCCAAATATGTCGGATTCATTATCTGCTTTACATTATCTAACCGCATATTTAAAAACTGATTGTGTGCTGTAATTATTTTCTGTGTCGGCTGTAGGTCTGATATACCATATAAAAGCCCAGGATAGTCTAGGTTTCTTAACATATGTATTGGAAGCTCTCCATGATTATATGGGTTTGGTCTGTCTTCAATAACTATCTTATAATCCCATGCAATGCTTATCCATCTACTACGAGTAAAATATCTTCGTATTAATAACCTCTTTATTGTGTCGCTTTGTGTTTTACCTTGCCTTCTGTCTGAGTTAGTTGCATAACTATCTCTAACTGTACTTGGATTGTCTTGTATTTTCTTTTCTAAAACATCTACATTTATATATCTTTTTATCTTAGTTCCATCCTCTAACTTTATTTCCACATTCTGAGATTTTAAATCTTGTAATGTTGAATAGTCATCGTATATAAAATATTGCATGTCTTCAACTGATAAAGCATCAGGATCAGGAAAACATCTATAAATATCTAAATCTTCAAAATATGGATCATTGTGTACTGTATAATGTTTCCCGTATGTTTTGTTTAATTTTCTTTCGTATCTCCATGTTAATAATCCAAATGCTGTACCATATAAACTCGCTCTTCTTCTCATACTTCTCAGACTTTGCAAAAAATTTGCCTGTGGTCTATTAAACTGATATTTAATCAAACTATCAAGAATCATTGCATTATTTACATCATTTGGCTCCATTGGTGAAAAATATCCACTTGGTATACTTGCAACTAAATGTGATACATCATGTTCTACCATTTCATAAGCTATTGGATCATATACATTACTTTTTGCTGAATTCTTTGATTTTGGTAAATACGCCCAATACATATTTTCAAATTCATTAAATTTTTTATGTAATGGGTGTAATTCATTATAAGAATGCTGATAACACTCTTCGACTTTTTGTATAATTTCTTTTTGTTTCTCGTCCATTTGTTTATTGTAATTACAAAATATTTATTTTTACTTTAACTGTGTTAATCATTGCACGGTACTTGCTCGATTGTTTTTGATGAATTACCTAGCACTTGCTCTATTTTTTTTATTTTGCTTTCTGCTTTACTAATAGTTGACTGTAACGTTTTCAGTCGCCTGTCAAATGTTTCCACCTTTAAAACCGCTGCTTCTATCTTAGTTTTATCTTTTTGATAGTCCGGTATTATATTTTTTACTAATTCTTCATGATTTTGATTTAAGGTTTCAATTTTATAGTTTAATTCCTGTAAAGTATTGTTTATAGCTTCTACTACTTTCTTTATTGCTTCAATACTACTGAGTTTTACTTCCTTAGCTTCTTTATTTAAAATTATTATATCTTTTTTTATATTTTCTATAGCATTTTTAACCGCTTCTGTATACTTTGTAACCTTTTCATCCATCTGCTTAAATCGATCTGTAAATTTCTTAGCATCATTAATTGTTTGGATTGTTTTAATTACTAAGCCAAAGTCATCCATATGTTTAATTTTTCTTTATTAATTGTATAATAAATTTATTCATTTTACCAGCTTTCTTCTAATGCTGAAAATTTCTTAATTCTTGAAATATTGGGGTCAATAAATACCTCATTGTCCTTATCAACATCATTACTATGTCCCGTTGCAAAATATCTAAAAGCATCTGCACCGTGTGAACTCCAATCATGTACAGGTGTTGTTGAAAATACTTTGTTTTTTTCTGAATATTCTTGATGATATTCTCTTAAACAATCCAATCCTCTTTCGCATGCCTTTGAATTAAAAAAACAAAAGGGCAAAATTTGCCTTACTTTTTGTATCCCATCTATAACTCCTATTTTTGACACTACCTCTATATTTTTTAATCCTAGTTCTTTAAGCATGTCTTTTCTTGTAAATACCCGCTCATCTTTACCTTGTTGTTTATTCTCTACATCATGCGGTAAATAGTGCTTAATATATCTATAACCTTTACTTTCTAAAAGCTGTGTAAAATGTTCTAGCCCCGCATTATATGTTTCATAATAATCTATAAATCTAAATGAACTCCCCACTTGCTGATAAAACCATATAGCTGTTGAATCATTTACCCCTAAATCCCATGCTGTATAAACTCCATAATCTTCATTATATACCACATTCTCTGATATTCTACCTTCTTGCTCTGCTTGCTGTAAAAAATGACCATAGTAAGAACCTAGTACTGGTTTTTCAAAACTACAATAATACTCTTGATAAAATAAAGCGTCTGTATTATATAATGTTATATATTCATTTCTAATCGCTTCTAACTGCTCTTGTGTAAATAACCCTGTATCATCTGCGGTTATTACAAATGATCGAAAATCAGGATTATTCTGCGCCATCTTGTGTAATGTCAAAGCGTGATTTTGCCCCCTAGGCGTGTAATTGAATATTTGCCAACCTCCATTGGCTTTTATTATTGGTGATAAATATCCATATACAATTGGAGATTGCAATGAGTATTCTGAATATATTATCCCTCGCGGATTTGTTCCTAGTAATTTATCTACATCATTGCTCCCCACTACTTGAAAATAACTCCCATTCTTTAGTGTAAGTTTCATTTCTGATTCATTCATCTTTTCTACTAATTCCCTCGGTATATGATGCAGTGTCCTAAATCCATCTGTATCTATGTTATCCCACAATGCTTTGCGTCCTTGATTAAATTGTGGAAATACATAATAATATCCCCCTATCTCTTCTATCATCGCTCTAGATAATATATTAAAACATACTTTGTCTTTCCCCGATCTCCTATGTGCTACTATCTCGATATTCTTCACCCCTGAATCAAAAGCAGCTAGTATCGGTTTTTGATAATTCCTCGGCTTAAAGTTATATGGCACTTCTATCTTCATTTTACTTTTTATTTCTTAATCTTCGTTGTACTTTTTTATTATTATTGTAAACTGCCCTCCATCTTCTCCTGCTATCCTAGTTGGTGCCTTTTCAAGATTCCTATCTATCCAGTCTAAAACTAATTTTGAATCTGTTGCATACTGTAGCAGTTGATAGTCTTGCAATGTCATTGTACTTTCTATTTTCAATAACTTTTGCAGCTTTTTGATCTTTTCTTTGGTGAACCCGTTCGCTTTACTCAGTCTTATTATTTTCTGAGCTTCTAATATATCTTCAAGCGGAATGTCTTTATATTTTGCAATTGTATCTGCTATTTTAAGCCTTTCCCGCCTGCGCTCCCATCCCGCTTTTTTTGCCTCTGGTGATGGCTGCGGCTCTGTAGCTAACCTCCCTGCTTTGGGTGGTCTTCTTACTGTTTTTTGTAATGTTTTATTTTGCTTTTTCATATCTTAATTAATATCTAGCATTTGTATTATATTAATTATAATTGAATAATATTATTTGTAAAGATCTGTTATATAGATAAGCATAATATCATTTCTTAATCTTTACCATGTTCACGCCTTTAATCATTTTTAATGTTATATTATTCCATAACATTAAAATTTTTATTTTTTAAGTTTATTAGCTTGCTAGTATATATATTTTTTGCTTCTATAGATGAACCACCACCACAAGAAAAAGTACTATATACAGTTGATCCATGATAATCTGAAAAATTATTTTTTTCTTTTAATTTCCAATTATAATCAAACATTTAATAATTTTTTTAAAGCTTCTTCATTGGTTTTAAAATTATTTTTATCCCTATATTTATTCAAGGCATCTAAAACATTTAAATATTCTTCTTCTTTATATTTAAATAAAATTGTAAATTCTTGATTTTCTAAATTTGTAATATCAAGTTCAGTACTTTCTTTGCTTAAATCTAATTGTTGTAAATCTATTAGATTTAATTCTTCAAAATCATTATCAAGTCTCAACTCTTCTAATATTTCAGCAAGCTTTATCTCATCGTATTTACCTGATATTTTGTCTGAATTAAGAACTACGTTTAATTTTTTCTCTTGTCTTTTATCAAGATCTACAATATAGCACGATATGGTGTTATGTCCTAGACTCTGCCATGCTTTAAGTCTCTGATGCCCTCCTATTACCGTATAATCTTTGTTGATTACTATTGGCTCTACTAGCCCAAACGTCTTAAGAGAATTTATCAGCCCCTTAAATTCTTTTTTTGTAATTATTCTAGGGTTATAATCTGCTGGCTTCAGTTGTGATATTTTGATTTCATGTATTTTCATAATGTTAAGATTTTTTGAGCTTCCTTTATTATTTGTTTTGTTTTCATTTAATTGTACTTTTTATTTCTTATTTTTTCTAGCAATTCTTTAATTTTTTCTAGAATCTCTTTTGTAGACTTGTCTTTTATTTGATTTATTATTTCTTTTTCTGCTATGGTGGCTAACAAGAAACCCTTTTCTTTAGTCATGTCTATTCCCAGCCTGCTTAATAACTCAATACTCCCCAATTTCCCTTGAACTGCTGTGTAGCTACCATATTGTTGAGACATATCTACACCCAACGCGCCTAATAGTTTTATATTTGCATATTTCCCATGAATTGCCGTATTGCTCCCGTATTCTGTAGTCATATCAACTCCTAATTTGCCGAGTAACTTTATATTCTTGTATTTGCCATATTCAGCCGTCCTACTACCGTAGTGTTTAGACATATCTACCCCCAGCTCACCTAGTAGCTTTATATTTTCAAGTTTCCCATTGCATGCCGTATAACTACCGTATTCTGTAGTCATATCCACACCCAACTCTTCTAATAACTCTATATTTTCAAGTTTCCCATTGCATGCCGTATAACTCCCATATTCTGTAGTCATATCCACACCCAGCTCACCTAATAGCTTTATATTCTCAAGTTTTCCATCTTCAGCTGTGCGATACCCATATTCTGTAGTCATGTCTACACCTAATTTGCCTAGTAGCTTTATATTTTCTGGCTCCCCATCTTGAGCCGTACGATAACCATATTCTGTTGTCATATCTACTCCAAACTCGCCTAATAGCTTTATATTCTCAGGCTCCCCAAATTGTGCCGTCCAGCTACCGTAATCTTTAGCCATATCCACTCCCAACTCGCCTAATAGCTTTATATTTTCGTATATACCATATACCGCCATATTAGCCCCATAGTCCGTATACATATCTATTTTTAATTCTCCTAATAGTTCCATATTTTTATATTCTCCTTCTCTAATCAACCATCCCGCCTTATCAGCTCTTGCTCTATTCAACCATCCCCACTTATCAGCTTCTGCACTAATCAACCATTCTGCCTTGTCAGCTTCTGTGTTATATCCTAGCCTTTTTAATAGCTCTCTCTTTTTTTCTTCTTGGGTAATGGGTGCTTTGTGTTTTTTATGCTTTATATGCTTTATAAGTTTTTCTATTATTTTCATCTTTTTAATTTAATTT